TCTCTGGGATTCAAAGGTTGCCTTTTGATAAACCATGTACTGATCTACCATCCATTCTATCACTTCATCCCGCAGCACGTGCTCTTTGATGAAGAGTGCCACCGTCTTCTCCACCCAATCCCGCTTTACCGCTTTCTTATCGCATGAGCCGTCCTTTCTCGCAGAATAGCAAGCATAGTAATGGTGCTTGGCCCCGGACTTTGAAGTTCCCGACATTCCCGTCATAGGCGAATCACATTTACCGCAGAACAGTTTGCCCGTCAGCAAATAATCCCCGTTTTCGTTGTGCCTGCGCCGCAGGGGCCGTTCCCCCTTTATCTTCTTCTGCGCCATCTCAAAAACCTCCCTATCTATTATAGCCGGCATACCGTTCTCGATTACAATGTCGCTCCACTTATAGGTGCCGATATACCGTTCATTTGAGAGCAGCCTTGAAAAGCTGCTTCGCCCCCACGGAGCGCCCTTCTTGGTCTTGATCCCCCGTGCATTAAGCTCGTTTGCAATATCCACAAAGGCCATGCCCGCCAGCACCTTCGTGAATATCTCCCTCACGGTTTCCGCTTCATCCGGCACTATCTCATATTTCCCGTCGGCCCCGCGCCTGTAACCCAGCGGGGGGCTGCCGTTGTTGACCCTGCATTTTTTTGCGTTGTCCCTCATGCCGCGCAGAATATCCTCGGCCATATTTTCTATGTAGAACTGATTTACGTTCATCATGTTGCGGAGCGCAAAGCGTCCCGCAGCGGTATCGTCAAAGTTTTCTTCGGTGTAAAAGCACTTTATCCCTAAGTTGCGGAGGATTATATCGTTGGTCATAGCGTCCAGCATATCCCTGCCCAGCCTGCTCGATTTCCACGAGATCACCACATCAAACTTATGTTCCCTCGCGTCCTGCATCATTAGGCGGAACTGCGGCCTTGCGTCGGTTTTGCCCGAGATAGCCCTGTCTGCATATATGTTGGTTATCCTATACCCGTTATCCCGGGCATACTTCGTGCATACCTCAATCTGCTGCTCTATCGAGGTATCCTTTTGATTGTGGGAGCTGTACCGTGCGTATATGACGGCGTTATCCCCTTGGCTGTTTGCGTATTTCGTTCTTCTCTTTTGCATGGCAGGCTCCTTCACGCCCTTAATCCCTCAACCTGACAAACGATCTGAATATTTTTTTGTAATAATCCAGCATCCCGACGTCGCCAACGGTCATATACTCCGCCGCCGCTCTGGGTATTTCCAGCAGTATCCTATTGCCGTCTTCCGTTTCAAAAAGCGCCGTGGTGGACATGGCTTTGCGCCTTTTCTCGATAATGGTAGCCTTGATCGGTTCGGTCTCAGCGCGTATTGCCCTTTTTTTCTCCATTGCCTCCTTGATGTTACTGATGAAAAGGGCCGTGCCAATGACTATGTATGCGAGTATTAGTATAAACCACAGCATAAGCGATTCCCTCCCCGTATAAAGCCGCCGTCATTGCCCTGACGCTTCGGCAGCGGTTGACTCTGCGCAGGCCTCCTGCCCTGCCTCCTCCGGCTCATCGGCGCAAACGCAGCTTTGTGCCATCTGTATCTTGCGCGCGAATACGCAAATATCCACGAGCCCGAAAAATAGGAAGGTCAGCCCGAAGCAGGTGCTCAGGAGCTTGTATAGGGCGGCAACGGCATTTCCGGTATATGCAGCGGCGTTTTGTATCCCGGTGTATGCATCCCCGCCGTACCTGATATTGGGAACCGCATCGTCAAGTCCTGCAAGGAAGTGCGTGTCTTTTTCTGATAGCAGTATTATTCCTGCAAAGATAGCCGCACAGCCGATTATCAATCCGGCATACAGCCACATGTTTGCACCGCCCAATCCCGTTGCTTCTCTTTTCATAACAATACCCTCTCTTTCTTTGTCTTTTTGTGTAAAATCCCTACCTTCTGTCCTTAATTTCTGTCACAACGATTTTTGATATTTTCCAACAATTCCATCCGTTTTTTCAATAATTACACTACAATAGCTTTATCAGATATGAAGGAGTAGTTGTTATGGTCTCAGATTCTAATAATAAATCCACGCCCTCATTTTCGAATGAGAAGATGCTGCGCATAGTTTATTCCGTTACTGCTTTTTCATTCTTAACGAAAGAAGAACAGGAGTATATTATTTCTCTTGAAGAATCCCTTTTATCTGAGCATCAATCAGCCTCTGCTGCTCATCTGTCAATTGATTGTACAAAGTGAAGTGTTGCTGTATAAGCATACCACAAACTGGGGAATCTTCTTCATCAATAAGTCCTGATAAATAATCCAGTGATTCTCCAAGTGTACCCGCTACATTGCAGGCAGCATCAAATGTTATCGGTATAATTCCTTCAGCTATTTGCTGCATTCTTTCAATGTCAATGCCAGAGGCTATAGCAGTTTCTGGATTTATTGACAATAAAACCTTTGAAAGCCTTTCTCTAAATATAATTGTTCCCCATTTTTTTCCGTCAGTTTCACGATCCTCAAAATAATCAAATGGTACCGCGAAATATTCACACAGTTTTGCTATTGTTTTGGTTTTAGGTACTGAACCATGCTTCCAATCGGTTGCCGAGCTTCTGTTTAATCCTATAGCCTCAGCAACAGCAGAAGCACTAACTTTTCTTAGGTTACACAAATGCTCAAACTTTTCATAAAACAGAAGCATAAGCGATTTCCTCCGTATCTTTGTGTAAAATCCCTACTTTCCGTTCTTAAATTCCGTCACAACGATTTTTGATATTTTCCAACAATAACGCACGTTTTCAGGTCTGTTTAGAGTATGCTTAGTGTAAATCAATAAAACTGTAAAGGAGCCGCGCTATGGATAAGGGTAAAAATTCTGACGTATCCGCTCCTATCGACAAGGAGCAGGAATTCATTTCTTTTCTTCGCTATTGTGCTGAGAGGTTAGATAAAGGTGCCCCAGTTCAACTAATTTGGCTTGATTTTTGGGCGACAAGGAGGTAAAAATCTCCGCCATTTCTTCCCACCCGTCATCCGACATAATGACAGGCTTATCATCCAGCCGCTTCATTGGCACATCTAATCCCATTAGCCATGCCTCGGAAACATTTAGTGCTAAGCCGAGAATAGTCAATTTCCACTGGGCTGGCTTTACTTTACCGCTTACATATTGGCTCATATCACTCTTCCCCAGTTTAATTCGATATTTCTCACAATATGGCTGTGCCATGCGGACAATATCTGCTTGCTTTAGCCCTCTGGATTCCATCAGATATTTTAGTCGTTCTGCTGTCGTCGCCACCATATATCACCTACCTAACAACAAGGAGAAAGAATTCATTTCTTTTCTTCGGTATTGTATTGAGCGGTTAGATAAAGGTGCCCCAATTCAACTAATTTGGCGCGATTATCTGGGGATAAGGAGGCAAATATTTGATTTATCTCATCCGCTCCACTATTTGAAACAATGCTGGAATAATCGTATGTTTTCTCCATTGGTACATCGTATCCCATAAGCCATAGTTCGGATACCGATAGTGCCATCCCCAGTATGGCAATTTTTCTTTGTCGAGGTTCCACTTTCCCAGAGACATATTGACTTAAATCGTTCTTACTGAGTTTGATTTTATATTTCTCACAGTATGGTTTTGCAAGATTAAGGACATCAGCCTGTTTTAACCCCCGGATTGTCATTACTTCATTTAGTCTTTCAGCCACAGTATGTGACCTCACGCCAATTTTCGAAGCAGGCAACATCTCACTCGCAGTATTTTTGCTATCGATCAGGTCGCTCATATTTACATTGAAATAATCGGCAATTACTTCCAACTTCTCAAAATTCGGCTCCCTATCCCCTCTCTCATACATACCAATTGTGCTTTTTGAGACACCCAAGGCTTTTGCCAACTCTTCTTGCGTCATATTCTTTTGTTCTCTTAGGTTTTTGAAAATCCTCTGGAATTTACTCATAGCATAAACGCCTCCATTTATATAACGATATTATCACAAGATGTGAGATTAAGCAATATTTATTGCTTCTTGTATTGACAAAAGGTGTTGACAAATGGGAAAACGTTTGGTACTATTCCCATATAACCACATAACGTGAGCGAAAGGAGTATAATTTGATGAAGCCTGATTACGCGAAAAAGCTCTCGCAGCTTCGCGGAGACAAAAGCCAGACAGCAGTTGCCGCCGCAGTAGGAATTAGTACATCCGCGTTAGCAATGTATGAAAACGGCCACAGGGTTCCACGAGACGAAATCAAGATTGCCTTGGCAAAATACTACGGCACGACTGTTGGAGAACTTTTTTTTAACCAGTGAAGCCACAAAGCGTGGTATTAACAATGATTAAAGGAGGCCACCATGAAGAAGATAGTATTACTGACCGAAGTATCGGAAGATGCATTCACGGTTGACCTGACCAAGATTTCGCAGTGCCAGATCAATAGTCTGATGGCAGCCGCACACAAAGGGATAACGGAATTCTATTCCCAGCCCGGAGCGGAAGCGCACTTTCAGGAATGGAAGCGGAGGACAGAAGCAAGGGCAAAGGAGGAAGGGAGCAGGGCATGAGAGAAAAGCTGCAAGCCGCACGGAAAGCTAAAGGGCTGACCCAGCAGGCGGTAGCGGAATACTTGGGGATATCTGAACGGTATTACAGATACATAGAATCGGGAACGCGAGACGGAGATTTTGAGATTTGGGACGACTTAGAAGATTTATTCAGCATCCA